TTGTAGATTGCTCAGAGCCAAGCCCAAGCCATCAAGGCATAATTTGCCGCACTTGATCCAGCAACCGCAATAAGTATAGTAATTGACAGAAAGACATTGAGTTTCATCAGTCCTTCAAGATTACTTTCTTTTTCTTGTCGTCGCTCGTCACGAGCCATTAGCCATTCTGCAAATCGAGCAGTGCGGCTTTGCTTTTCTTCAGTTTTCGTTTCACTTTCAATTTCAGTCATATTCAAAACATCCTTGTGTTACCATTGTCGGCATACTTTAGTGGAACCGGATCAGCACGAATAGCACCAGCAACGATTCCTTGATTCAAATCCATCGACAACCAGTCTGGTCTGCGGTCTCCAAATGCGCTGTCGAACGCACTCATTGTTCGTGCATCGGCAACAGATTGTCGAATTGCAGCAGTTGTAACCATTGCTTCTGCGTCTCGTGTGTCGATATCGAGGAAGAATGAGTTTGCTGCGATTGGTGTAATCGTGTGTTCAGGACGCATACCACCGTATCGCCACATTGGAAATGTGTTACCTCGAAGGTCGCTGATGCTTCGCATGTGTCCGTTTGACATAATCAAAGCGCACATTGCATCATGCGACTCTTGTAAAACACCAATGGAATGCTCTAGGATCGGAACGTTCTTGTCATTAAGCACCATCAAAAATGAGTATGCAATGTTTGAGAATGTGGTATCTGCTGCTCCCATGATGTGCATGTTGATGTACACATGGTCTGTGTAAAACAACGTCGCATTATTGGCTGCAATTTCGCTCGATGGGAATTGCACTTCAATAGTACCTGACAATGAGTTGAATATCTCGTTGCGACGTTGCTTGAAAAGTATAGAGTTGTCACCACCGGCAGGGTAACGGTTAGTCAATCCACCTGACGGATCGTAATCCATGTCTGTTGGGATTGCGGGATACGCTGAGATGACTGTTTCAACGTCGTATGTCGCACTTGGAAATGCATCAGAGAACATATCGACTTGCAATAGTTGATGTCGTTGGCCGCCTTTCAAGTTGATTCGCTTGGTTACAAACGCATTACCATCGGAGTCGGTTGTAACTGAAGGTAACTCAATCGTTTCTTTAACAATACTAACCGCCATCACTTCTTCCCTCCTGCTGCCTTATGCGCTGCCTTAACACATCGCTTGAATCCGTCTTTCTTCCACTTGCCATTCTTCAACTTGTAACTAGGAGCAAGTTTGTCAAATGCCTTCTTGTATGCACGTTGATAGGCGGTCTTGCGCTTTTTACGCACTGGTGTGTCCTCCACAGCCATAGTTTCGACTACTTCTTGCACATCTTCCACATTACCCCCTGTAGGCATGATAGTTTCACCGCCTCGAATGTAAATCTGAAATGTCGGGTCACTAGACAATCGAAAATACTCGTGTGCAGGAATTGCAATCATGTCGTATGGAACGACGGTGACTTCATCGGCCAATCGGTTCAATGGATCGATTGCGATAAGTGCAGCCGCACCAAGCGTAGCAGCATCAAGAACCATCTTCGGGCGTCCCTTGATACCTTTCGGCACTGTTCCACGGGCCTCGACTAATCGCTCGAGGGCTTCCGCCTTGGTTCGCTTGCGAGCCAATTACTCACCTCAGAGGTCTTGTGCCTGAGTGAGCATTTGGGTCAAGTCTTTCTGTGTGATTTTCTTAGGTTCAGCGATAATCATCACATCAAGTTCGAGCGTTGCATCAACAAGTCGGCTGTTTTGCAAGTTGTTTGCAAAGACACCGATGAGTAGATCAGTGACAATGTCATATCCTTCAGGATGCAAGTCAGGGGTTCCGTAGCCTGTAACTCGATAATCAAAGTTACCTGTTGCAGTAACTGTAGATTGGTGAGAGTACATGCATAGTACATTTGGTGATGCAATACCAATGTCGGCTGCATTTTCGTACGCTGTTGTAGTTGCGAATGCGGTGACATCGGATTGCTGCGCTGTACCTGCTGGAATCGTTGCAAGGTCTTCGGCATTTAACCAAATCGGAAACTCCTCATCATCCGATGGTACACGGAATTGAAATCGAACTTCTTTGACTGAAAGTCCCTCATTCTTTACGATCGAGACATAATCAGACATATCGACACGTCCGTAGACGAGTGAGGTGTTGCCTGTTGCTGCTGTGGTCGTAAATTCTAGTCTGTCTCGTAGGATAATATCTCTGCTTCCTTTTGCCATTGTATCACTTCTTTGTTGGGTGGAGGGATCAGGAAGTTATCAGTCGAATGAAGCCCGAGCCAGTCGCGACCTTCCATCTCCCTCCAAAGTGTAAAATCTACACTCGGTTTATAATTTACACTCACCAATCCACGGATTCCTATCTCCGCGAGCGTAGCGAGCCCACGGTGAGGCAGGTGGACTAAGTTAGTTCCCCACTCACCCACCCGTTGCGAAGAAGCCTTCGCATAAAGAACCAACGGTTCTTTCGCAAAATTTGGGCCGTCCGTACGGGTTAAATAGGTGATTTGCATAGGAGTGTCATGGCCCGAAACAAAGCCTACTTAGAATTGAAGCCCGAAACTGTATTGGAGTTGATCGATGTGATGAATGACATATACAATCATGAACAGCCAACCTTGCAATTGGAACATTTTATTCAAGTGCATCACCAATTGCTTGAGTACAAAGAACGATTGCACTGGTGTGAGAAATGCAACGAGAAATACTTCGACCATCGATCAGGAGAATACCGAATGATTTGCGAACCTTGCGAAACAAAATCTGAGGAGGAGAACGAATGAATTGCGGATGTACTGCTTTGGTTATGTGTCATTACTGTTTAGAAATGGAAGATTATGATTACCAACAAATGCTACAGGAGGAAGAGGAATGAAAGTCAGAAAAGAGATCTCTTTGACACCTGAAACATATGCAATTGCATCTCGTATGCCGAACTTCAGTCAATGGGTACGCATCGGATTGCGAGCGTACGACATGAAAGAAGATCTTGCAACGGAAACAATGCGACGCATTCGTTACGCTCATGCAGCACGTCACCTTGCAAGTGCGCTTCGTGAATATGCACTACTTGTCGATGAATCGTTTGACAAGTCTGTCGATGAATTAATTGCAAAGGCGATGAATCAAACAGTACTTGAGGAATTTGAATGAAAGATAAGATGACATATTACACAAATAAGAAACGTGAGTATGTCAAAGCATACAATCAGTTCCGTGACGATCAGTCAAAGAAAATTAGTGAACTCAAACGTGAAGTCGCTGAGTTGCGACGGATGCTAGAGTATTTGGTTTCTGAGATGATGCCAAATGACGAATGAACGCGTGTGCAGCATCGATGGTTGCAATACGCGTTTATCGCGTTGCGATGGAAGAAAGCGTTTGAAATGCGCTCGATGTTGTAGATTGCTCAGAGCCAAGCCCAAGCCATCAAGGCATAATTTGCCGCACTTGATCCAGCAACCGCAATAAGTATAGTAATTGACAGAAAGACATTGAGTTTCATCAGTCCTTCAAGATTACTTT